TAGTGTGGAAACAAATATTTCAACTTGCTGTTGGGGATACTATCAAAGGTGTGGATGCTAATAAAACAATTAAATCAATTGCAGATATTGGCGTTGGCCCTGTAGTTAAACTTGAAGTTGAAGCTGCACACACTTACATTTCTGCAGGGCTAATATCTCATAATAAGATAGCAGTAGACATAGAAAAAATCTTGACTACATATGGCACGGGTGCGTTTTAACTCCACAGCGGATTAAAAAGTCTACTCCACTACTGTCTCTATAATTGTTTTTGTAGTAAACTGTTGATATACCACTTTGGTATATTAGTTTAGCGCAGTCTAGACATGGCGAATGTGTAACAAACATTGTAGAATCCAAGCCAGATTCTGGGCCCCTGGCTAGTTTTGAAATCGAGTTTGATTCTGCATGAATTACTTCTGGTTTTGTTTTTAGAGTGTAAGTTGCATCTAGTGCTTTTTCTGACTCTTCGGGCCAAGGGCTAATGGGAATTTCATCTTCACAGTCGTTATCCCATCCAGCAGGCGTACCATTAAATCCGATGCTAATGATACGATCATCTTTTACAATGATAGCACCTACCTTAAGCCTACGAGCACGACTTAGTTGAGCTGTCCTCTCAGCTATATCCATATAGTAGTCAATAAACCTTGGTGTCATACCAAGGTTTCAACCATTGGGAAAATTTCTGCAATAACTTTAGCGCAGGCAATCGCAATCTCTTGATGTTCTAACTGAGTACCATTGCCTGCTCGTAATTGAATATAATGCACCCAACTCCTAAGTGTGCCATTCATGTATAATCTACTTACTGTATTGCCTTCTGGCAGCACTGATCGAGCTTGTTCCTTAGCAATACCGTTATTTACAGCCCAAGTGTACGCTTCTTTTGACAGTTTAATAATTTGTTGCTGTCGTTCGACCCACATGTTGTTAAGCTCTCTTTGCTCAGCATCAGATAAATCTAATGCAACACTGTTTTGTCTATTTTTAGAGTCTTGTAGACGAGTTTCTCTAATTGTAAAAGATAGATCTTGTGTAGGATCGGCGTAGCGTTGGCTAAACTCTTGAAAACTAAAGCTGCGGTGGCGTAACATTTGCCTAGCAATATCTCTTGTGGTTTCAATTTCTAAACAAGCGGACACCATTTCTAGTGGAGACCAATGTTGATGTTTGATTAGATATTTAATCAACTTTTCTGATGTTTCTGTGTTTAGTTGATTACTAGGGTTACTTACCCTAGCGCAAAAAGCAATTAAATCTTGTACATCTGGCACAAACCCAAAGCTGGCTTCGATTTCTTCTGCGGCTTTGCTATAACTAACTAATTTTACTTTCATAGGTCCTTGAGTAATTTGTCTGTAGCTGCTTTTACAGTTTTAGCTACAGTGGCTACTGAAATATAATAATCTACGTCTTCGATATAGTCATCTAGTTCTTTCAACTTAGATGCTAACTGTTGGTCCAATTCCTCAGGATCGTGTCCTCCGGCCAAGAGCTGCGATATATGGATCGGTACGTGGCTACCATCTTTTAAATTCACTACCACGTATTGAATAACTTCAATGGGAACATCCGCTTTATCAGCTTCTTTAACCCACCTTTGCCATTGTGATCGGGTGTTAAGGGTAATTTTTTTAGATCTTGACCGTCGAGGCTTTTTTTCTTGCATTTGCCGCAGCCCCTTTTTTAGTAGTGGTAGCATTATTCTCTTTGTTTGGTACTGCATTACTAACAAAAGATTCAGCTTCTTTTTCAAGAGCCTCAGCTTCTTTTAACAGTTCAGCGGCCTGTTTACGCATACGAGCAGATTGTTCTCGACGTTGACGTGCTAAATCTTCGTCTGACAATGCTGCAGCTTCAACAACAGTTTCTTCAACAGACGTTTTTTTCAAATCGTCCATTTTCTTTTTTCCTTCCTCGCCCGATTTAATTTGATCAATAATTTTATTAATCTCATCTAGCGCTACCTGTGTGCCAGGCACTGGCGTAAGTAAAACTTGGTTGGTTGGAATCTTTTTAATGAGCTTTTCAGAATGCAGTGCACCTAGCGCATTGCGTCCATCTTTCATTGTAACGCGAAACAATGCATCAGCAAACGGGTCCGCTGTTTGCCCAGCATTGCTTTCAACACAAGCCATAACTTCTTCGTGCACTAAGTTGGGCAAACTGTCTGAGTATGCAACTAAACACATATGATCTTCGCCGGGTACTGTTCTGTACAGTACCACTACCTTTTTGCCTTTGTGCTGGCCGATATGTTTAATCACAATTAGGCCTCAGGTGAAGCTGGGTCTGCAGCAGGCTCTTCAGGTTGGGCAGGTGTTTTTACTTGTTCGAGAAACTTAGAAATTTTTTCATAAACAGTTCCAACAGCAGTAAATTCCTTAGGCTTAAAAGCGCCACGGGCTGTTGCAACATCAATAATGCCTAGCACAGAGCCAAGGTCTTCTAGCGTAAGTGTTACACCTTCTTGAGCAGGTGGGGTTTGTTGTTCTTGGGTCATGTTAATAAATCTCCTTGTAAGTTGGTTAATATTATTTAACTAAAAGTAAGCGACGGATAAATTTTTATCTGCGGTTTAAATCTACTAGGTTTAAATTAAAAAACACAGAATCTGTTTCGTACTCAAAGGCAACACAATATAGATATTCAAAAATACCGCTGCTACCTTTAGTATACTGCTGTCCAAAAAAGAATCTTGATTCTGTGTTTTCATAAATCCAGTTAATAATTTTAACTGGATTGTGCAAATTAAGAGCGAAGTAAGTAGTGATAAAATGAGGACAGAGTTCATCTGTCCTCCTTTGGTTATGATAGTCTAGCGGATTTGCTATAAATTCAAAATTACTTTTTTGGTTTATCATAAGGAACAGTAATCCCCCACGGCGCTTCAATTTTTTCGCCTCCGCTGTGAGAAATCCACAAAGTTTGACAATAGTTTTCGTCACCCCACCCGTCGCCGGTCATCATGTCTGTAAAAAACACCAACAGCTTGGGTTCAATGTTGTTTTCTTTCATCCATTCCCAATTGACGTTAAAGCTGGTTCCGCCGCCACCTTCAATTTGATATGTCGTGATGTCGTCAATATTGTCGCTAGTGAACACTTGATGGTTATAGACTTCGGTGTCGAAACTCCACACTTGTACACGAAAATCGGTATACTGATCCATGATGCCTTTGATCTCGCTGAGAATATCTTTAAGTTCGTCAACCATACTACCTGAAGCGTCAACAGCTACAGCAATGTCGATAGTATCTTCGAATTTAAGCCCTGCCATAATGGCATCAGTATGCCAACCTTTACGGCTAGGGCGCATGAAACTGTAGTCGTTTTTGATAATGCTTTGAACCTGTTGCGGCAGTAGCTCTCGCCAATTTAATTTTGGCTCAGTTAAATCTTTAATAATCCGAGCAACACCTTTAGGCAAATTGCCGGCACCAGAGGCTTGGGCTGCCTGCAGCATAGCCTCTTTAATTTCGTCCTTGATTTGCTGCCGCTCTTCTTTGCTTAGGCGCGGGCGTCCACCATCGCCGTCACGATCTTCATCACCATCTTGACCGTCCTCGTCACCATCTAAGTGTTCGTCGAGTAATGATTTTACTAGTTCGTCAATATCAATTTTCTTTGCGTTCTTGTAGAGCTCGTCGTAAATTTCTTCCGAACTCCAGCCTTGGTATTTACGGTCGTACAGTCCTGGAGTTTTACGAGGACGGTGCCCAACCTTGGCATCAATGAGGTCGGCGTTAACGCAAAAATCTGCAGCACAATTATATAACATTCCGTTGCGATCTTCGCGGCGCCCAAAATGATCGTAGCACACATGGAGAATTTCGTGCCCAATAACAAACTCAATCTCTTTAACAGTTAAGTCGGAAAAAAACTCACTGTTGTAGTACAGTCGACGCCCGTCAGTGGCTGCAGTACCAAGCCAGTCATCGCCGTTGACAATTTCTAGACGTGTTGCCAGATTGCCAAAAAACGGTTGCTTGATTAGCAAGCTGATACGAGCAGTAACGATTTTTTCACGAACCGCACGGTCGACGGACGGTACGGTCACAGTTTTTACTTTTGCTTTTTCAGCAGAACTAGTTGATACAGCAGACATTCAATTACTCCTTGGTTTCGTTTGCAACTGCGCTAATGTACTTACCAAACCGCTCACTAAAGGCTTTGAACGTAGTGAGCTTGCGATGATCTAGTGGCAAGTCATACGTGCTAAGTGCAACACGAGCGCCCATAATAACAACTTCGGTTGTGAAATTGTCCATCATGTACTGAAAGAAGTTATCCACCTCTTTGTTCCATTTGTTGCGATCGCTCGTGCCGTACTTTTCAAAACGGTACTTGAGCTCATAGCACAGGCTAGTAACCAGGCTATACATAGCACTGATTTCTTTGGTATCCAACTTGGTAGCCTTGCCTGCAAGAATATCTACAGGCTTAGGCAATTTGCTAGAAATCTTGCGATGGGCCATAAACTTAATAGCCAATCCTTCGCCTACACAACCAGCAATCAGATCAGTAAGCTCGTCATCGGTAGCTTCGCCGTATTGCAACAGATCGTTAACAAAACACCAAGAACGTGGAGTAGCAAAGGCACGGCTTGCACTACGAGGATCATGGTCAAAAAGGTCTTGCTTGGCAAAAGAAATGTAGCCAACTACATCTTGATGCTGTTTATTGTTAACAGCCCAAATTTCCCAAGATTCAAAGTCTACACAGATCTCTAAATGTAGAAAGCGGTTTGCCAACGGCGATGGCATACGATAAGTAACACCTTTGTCGCTTTCACGATTACCTGCAGCAACAAGAACAACATTATCGGGCAAGCGGTATTTGCCTACACCACGATCAAGCACTAACTGATACGCTGCCGATTGAACTGCGGGCGGCGCAGAATTTAGCTCATCTAAAAACAATACCACAATCGGGTACTGGCTGGCTAATTCTTCGTCGGGCAAATCGATCGGTGGCGCCCAGTCCATTTTGCCAAGTTCTTTATTATAAAAAGGAATGCCACGAATGTCAGTTGGATCCATTTGACCCAAACGCAGATCGATCATATAACCGCCAAGTTCGCGGGTAATGTCGGCAATAACTTCGCTTTTGCCTACCCCGGGTGGGCCCCAGAGGAACACAGGGCGTTTGACGTTAAAACAGTGACGGATTCGAGTGTGCGCTTGGGCTAGAGTGACGGTGCGGCTGCTGCTTACAGACATAAAATTCTCCAACGAAATTAATAAGTGCAGTCATTATACGACGAATTAAATTCGCCGTCAACTAGTAGCAAAAAAGCAACAGTTGACGCCTTTTTTGCTAGATTTCCGTCTTTTTTTCTTCAATTTTGTCTAGATATCCAATAGCAGCCATTACAGCACTATCTTTGTGGGGCATGGTTCTTACAAGGCGATTTTCTAGGTATATTTGGTATTGATTATTTTGTTTTATAACAACTGCACCTGTAGACAAACTAGTAAAAATTATTTTATTTTCGCTCACGATGAAATCGCCTTATAAATTTTATCAATTGCCGAATCGTATAATACAAACCAGCTTTTATCTGCATACCCAAATATACTTAATGCATAAGTGTCCATATAATATGGTTCCACAAGATTTTTAGAAATAGCCGCAGTCATTTTAACAGGAATGAACGTTTTATTTATTATCAATGGGATATGCAATGCGTCGACTTGACTGTATTTTTTAAAAAGTTTGAAACCCAATTGGCTTAGTCTAAAGATATTTGTGCTATCCCCTCCCCATCGAGGAAATTGCCATATTCGATTATCTTCTAGTAAATTAATTTGATCGTTATTTGCACAGTTTTCAATAGCGGATTCGCTAAAATAACGATTAACCATAGACTGCCTATCAGCAATCTGTTGGCCAGATAGTAGTGCCATGATTTAATAAAACAACAGTAAATTTATCGGTTTTGAATTGGGCATTTAACTTTTTGGCTAAATTAATGGCGTGACCTTGATTACTGTGACTGACTTTTCGATATTTTGGACCAGGGTAATTAACTAGAATATTGGTTGTTTTTAAGTTAATTGGCCGATTATCGTAAAATACAGCCCATACTCCGTCTGCTTCTAAGATCTGATCCGATCGATATGTGGATTTATTAATTGACTCTAATAATATCTGAGGCTTTGGGCGTGACATGCTTTATAGAATAGGTTAATACTCTATTTATCTGTAAAACTGCCCCCGGCAAAAGTGACTTCAACATCTTGACTTTGTTTATCAAATGCTGCTGCTAATACTTTTCCAATCTCTAGTGCAAGGTTTTGTGCCTGAGGTAAAGTTAAAATAATGCGTTGATTATTTGTTTGTTGTGCCATTTGCACAGAATCTAAAAATTGTTTAATGTGAGCCATATTCATAGTTTTTCCTTAAACCCATCGTAGTGTAAAAATTTCAGCATCGTGTTTATTACGAAACACAAAATCCATATGATTTTCGGTAGGATGAGTTGTAAACTTATCTCCCGGAAGACCAAATTTTTCTAATACCCATGCACTAATAATATCCCAGCGCTGGATTTCTCCAAAACTGTCTGTCCAAGGTATTCTAACAGAATACACTGTCTGCCTCTTTTTGAGTTTTAAATGGTCCTGCAAAAGGATTACGATTTAAGTGTATAACTTTAGGACAAAGCTCTGTGCGCCAATCTCCATCGTAATTTATAGCGTAATAACCAGCCGCAAACCAACAACGACTTCGCCGTTGTTGTGTGTATACTGGGATACGCTGTATAATATTGTACATAGGATTGTAAACTGTTCCTACTGTAGGATATTCGGATACAATTGACGTTTGAGTAACAGGAACGTATTTTTCAAATTCAACATTGAATTTTTTACGAACAATGTCTGCATTGGGCAAAATTTCTTGCTGACCGCCTTGCAGTTTAACCACATATTGTCGATTAATTGAGTTTACACTGCCTACTTTTTTTCCATTTTCAAATAATAGCCAACTTTTATTTTTTAATACAGGTTTAGCAATTTTTGTTTTCATTTTTTTAAACTTTTGGTAAAAATATCAACATAATACGATGCTTGCTCGCCTAGCTTAACTAGCTCATGCCGTCCACAAAAACGTAGAAATTCTGTACCAATCATAGGACGAGCTTGTGTTTTCACCTCCGCAATTGTTTGCGTAATAATCTCTCGAACATCCTCGGGTTGAGCAGAAAGGTCGACAAGTGTGCGATTACGATTGTAATCATCTAATACACGATGCTCTGCGCCCTCGTGATCCAACCACTTTTGCAGCATAACATTATTCCATGCATAGCCTTTTCTATCACGGTCTTGGAAGGCTTCGAGCAGACCAACTGAGTTTTTAGAAGACTTAACACGAACTCCTGGATATGCACTAAACACATTATCACTGGTATCGCCACGCATACATTTCTCAAACAGCATCCACGCAGGATTGGGTGGTGGTTTAGTTTCTTTTGTTTTTTTGTCAACTACTGGTTGCCCGCGGTCATTATAAACACCGGTGTGAGTAATCAACTCTCTATTAACGCCGTTATAGATACTGACATTTTCTGCAATTAATTGCATATAGTCGCTGTCGGTACTAACAATAACATGGGCATCGTCGGGGTGTGATTGCACCCACCCGGCAATTAAATCATCTGCTTCTAGCCTAGGGTGCTGCAATACAGTACAGTTGGTTTTGTTTTTAAGGAAATCAGTTAATTTGTCATAGGTTTCCCAAAATACTCTATCCTCTTCTTGCTCACGTGGTGTTAGCGCAGCACGTGAATCTGCACGATTACGTTTATAAGGCTGGTAATAGTCTTTGCGCCAACTACGGCCTTCTAAACAGAATACCACATGGTCAGCTGATTGATCACGCCAAGTTTTTTGTAAACTAGCCAAAGTTGTGTGAATGGCAAACCCTGTGCGCTCATTAAGATCAGCACTGCGGCTAACAGTATGCCTGGCACGAAAAAACAAGTTAGCAGTATCAACAATAATATATTTCATTTTAACTATATTCGCTACGGGTTGCATCAATGCGTTTTTTTCTTACCAATGGCTGACTAGGGTCGTAGTTTTCCCAAGCATCCAGGGCAACGTAATGACAAATTTGCTGAAACCATTGATCAACAATAGATTCGTCACTATTGCCTTTGTATCCATTTTGTTTTAGCCATTTAATAAAATGTTCATTCCAATCTAGCTCAAAACTTCCTTGTCCGGGATTATCGGGATTAAGCTCAACTTTTACAATTGTAACCCAAGGTTCTTTTTTTTGTGTTGCTAGTTCTTTAGCATTTGGCTCTTCTTTAGTAAACAAACGTTTTAAAAAATCCATTACTTACCTTTACATGTACAATTACGACCTTGATTGCAATTACCTGTACAGCTAGATGGAGGCAATTGAGTAATAAAGAACAGCACAATCAAAGTCAACATAAAAAATATAGCAGCAAGAAACATCAAGTACCCCAAGCATTACGCCAAATATCCACTTGAAGCCTGGCACTATAACGCCAACCACGGGCCATTGCCATCTCGGCTACTCGACGAGTATTGAGATGATAAACCGAATCTACACCACCAACTGGCATTAGATAAACAGGACCACCAAAACCAGCAGCACGGTATTCACTAACCGCTTGTTCAGCTTCTTTAACATCTTCTTCGGTGGCTACTACAAATTTTAAATATGTATAACCTAAATCCTGATATTGAATAATCACGTCAGGTTTGATAGCCTCTTCCCACTTTTCACCACTCACGCTTAATTTAGGACTAACACTAAAAGTCAACTTATCATAATCTCTGGCATGCCTAGTCCATTCTATAAACAGATAATCATAAAAATCGTCACTGATTTTCTGAGTACCATTTGTCTCAAATGTGATTTCTTTTAAGCCAGCCATTTCTTTATGTGCTAATAGCTCTGGATAACTGCGTTGCCAACCTAACAAAGGTTCACCACCTGTGATGACCAAATGTTCATCACGCCATTCACCATGTGGCAAAAGTTTTAAAGTAGATTCAACAATAGCATCTGTATCAGAATGAGTAACAAAAGATTTGAATTGAGGATATACCGAACTATAACTATCACAACCGGTATTAACCAACGGAAGATTCTTAAATGTGTCATATTTATCAATATTCCGTATAATGGTCATTACTTCTTGATTGTCAGAAGTATCATCCTTGTCTCTACCAAAGTTCCTACATTTAAAGTTACATCCAAATGTTCTTAGGAAGACACTAGGGACACCGGTATATCGAGCTTCGGCTTGAATACTATAAAATAATTCGGTATAATGTAATTTGCTCATTTTATCTTTCTCGTTAATCTTTAAATAATTGTATACGGGCTTTTTTACCTAATTCTTGATCAAATATCATTCTAACTGATTAGCTTCAGGAGGGGTTATTTACTCATATATTTGTGACCATTGTTTTAGTTTTTGAATTTTGTTATTAAACGCAGAGTGGAGTCCAGATTCGGTAACTACCCCTGCTGCTTCTAACAATGCTATCATAGCTAGCAAATCGCCAAGCTCTTCTTCTAAATGTTGTAAATTGGTTTTACATTTACCAGGTTTGTGATTGTTGCGCCCAAACCTAAAACACTTGCTAATAGCTTGTGATACCTCAGCACATTCTTCTTGAAGAATCAACATGATTTCTTCAATTTTATTTTCCATTAATGCCTCAAATTATTCATAGTGATAATATCTGCTAGTTCTTTACCGAGATCTTGATCTTCAGTAATTAAGTATAGCTCATTATACACTTTTTCCTTAATGTGGTCAACCGTGCGTGTTTCCACTATCAATCCGCCGTTGGCACGATGGATTGATATCCTTAACGGATTACCAGAATCTAATCTGCTATCCATGTCCGAGTTAACACTCAGCATCCCACGAATCACACGTGGTCCTCCTACACTGTCTTTTATTAGTTCATCTTTTTGGCTCTGTTCAATTTGCCATCCTAACCATTTAAAAAATTTTGCTGTTAATTTCATTGTAAATCCTTTTTACTACTATGCATTTCAATTTCTTGAAGTATAGCAGGTTCAATTTTAGCTAATTCATCTAAGTCCCAGACTACAAATTTAATATCTGCAACGTTTTGTTCGACAAACTCGTTAACATCATTGTTGTCTGGTACTACTTGCACATTATTAAAATAATCGTTGTTAAATGCTATTTTTCTTTTCATAGATTATTATCGATTAAAATTTCTAGTTTTTTTGCAGTATACGGAGCCAAAGTCCATCCTAAATGACCATGTCCTGTATTATAATATACTTTATTATTGTTGTCACTCTTTTTAGTGATAGGTAACATGTTAGGTGTCATGGGTCGCAAACAAGCCCATGAACTATAATCACTAACATCAATTCTAGGGAAATTAACTTTAACCCAATTCAATAATGGTTCTATTCTATCTGGTCTAATATCATAATTCTCACCAGCTAATTCAGCAGTACCGGCTACCCTAAATCTATTTCCTAAACTACTGGTAACAATCTTTGCCTGATCATCTAATAAACTTACTCTAGGCAAATAGCGTTTATCAACTCC